AGAGTCCGGACTTTGTAGACTTCTTATCCAAAACAAGCATGTCCAAATCTACGAACTTCTTCCACTTAACCCATTTAGGGTTCTTCTTTGTTCCAATGAAATAAGTGGATTCAATGTCCTTAATGACAACGCCTTCTGCGGTTGGCATTTCCATAATTTGTTTTGCATACTCATCAATATCCTTTAGTGAATCTGCAATTCTTGTGTCTTTTTTAGAAGGGAAAAAGAGATGGTCGGATGATTTAGAAGAGTAATTATTGAAGAGTAGATTAATTCTATCTCTCAATGGCTCTTCTGTCATGTTTCTAGATTCGTGGCGCATGATATCAAACACATGGGCTTTCAATTCCATTTCTTGATATTTATTCTTGAACACATGAGCGATTGTATCTGCTCTATGCAGGGCTTTATCTCCGTCAAACAAAATTAATTCTGCATCAAGAATGCAATCGCCGTAAGACTTTTTCTTCAACTCTTCAACTTGCTCCTTACATTTGTCGGTAATGTCCTTTTCGTTGTAGGAAAAGACCTTAATTTTACCGTCAATTTTGTGCAGTTGAATTCTCATACCGTCATACTTTTCTTGAACGACATACTCTCCGCTGAATCCCTTCAACTCATTCATGTCCTCAATATCAAAAATACGATACATGGGTTTGTTGGGAACAATGAATTGAGTGATTGCTTTTTCTTCCTCGGACTTTTCAGCCTTCTCCAAATCAACTTCCTGTAATTCTTCTAACTTTTCTTCGGAAGAATTGTCAAGCATGATATCCTCTAGAATATCATTTGCTCTTTTGAATTGCGCTTCTACTTTCTTGGAGTCCTTACCGTCCCCATAATGTTCAATGATGTAAAGGGGAACATCATCTACTTCTAAATCCATACCGTCTAAACCGCCTGTAATTTCGTCTTCTTTCAAATCCTTAGAAGCGTAATATTTTGCAGGCAGGGCTTTATCATTAGAACGAATAGCATAGTGAATAAATTTCACCATTGTTCCAACATCGGAAAGAAGTGCTTCTAATACATCCCCTTTGAAAGCATCAGCAAATGGGTCGGAAACTTCTTCCGACTCAAAGCGCATATCCTTGATTCCTTCATAGATAATTCTAGCCGTGTTGCTTTCGGGGTCTTTTGCGTTCTCATCATCCATATGTTTCTCATCAACGAATCTCTTGATTTCTTTACCAAGAGGAGAAATCGCATCAAAGGCT